CCTCTACCATTTTCAATCTCCAGAAGCAAATCCCATTTAGATACATCCACATCCTCTATCTTGACGATGCGGTGGCCTTCTCCGATCTCTACTATGTCATGCCCCTTCTCAACGAGGCGCTTACCATAGCAGGTAGGATAGCACTCTACTACCCTGTCTCGCCTTATGTCACGGCGATAAGAGAGGATGATCTTCATTAATACAGTTCCAGAGGATAGTATAGATATTTAGCGTGCTTGAGCTTCTTTTGAATTGCTCTATTAACCTTGAGCTGCTGCTTAATTTCTTTCTTATCTTGGTCCCATCGACCTCCTTCCTCATCTCCCTTTTGAATGAATAGATCTCGGGCCTCTTTGATATCTACCCACTTATTAGGATGAGGAATAAGACCAGCCTTTACAACTCTATTTGACCATTCGCCATGGCCGTACCCGGCCCCTATGAAGTTAGGGTTGAAAGCACCTACTGTATTCACGGCTTTAGCTGTAACGAAAGTTAAGTCTCCCCTAGGAGTAGGACCATAGATAGGAGTTAGATTTCTCTTAGCCATAAAAGCTGCAAATTCTGGGAAGACTTCTGGAACCTCTTTGTCTTGGACTCGACAGAAGTGATGAATCCCGGTGGCTAGTGAGGCCGCCTCATAGATCTCAAACCATCCTGGTGCTGTAGGAATGAGATCGTCTTCTAGGATAGCTAAGAATGGACAGTTCTGAAGTGAGAAGAGTGCCCGATTCTTGTTAGCAATGACTCCAAGATTCTTGCCTCGGACATAGATGAATTGAGGAAATTGCTTAGCAACCTCAGACGTTTCATCTGTGCTGCCATCATCACAAAGGACAAGCTTAGTATTGCCAGGCTGACTCTTGATAACAGCATCCAAGACCTCTGGTAAGTTCTTGGCTCGGTTAAAAGTACAGACCGCTATCCCTCTTTGGGGAACCCAATCAAGCCTTACTTCTGACATAGCTGGTATATTACTTTCTCTAAGTTTTGTACGAAGTCTGTTGAATCAGAGTACAACTCAGCCGTTTGATGGGCGTTGATGACAACCTTCTTGAACAATTCCCTATCTTCGATGAGACGCTCAACGCTAGCTTCCATAGCAGTATTATCCCCTATGGGGAACAACAGACAATTTTCTTCATGCTCAGCGTATTCGGGGTCGGTATCTGAAAGTACACAAGCTATTCCGGCACTCATAGCTTCTAGGCCAAGCCTTCCCAACCCTTCAGTCTTACTTGCTCCTACCCAAATGTCTGTCTGCCTGAAGATATCCGCCATCTTAGCTCGACTAGGACTATAGACATAAGTAAGCCAGTCAGGATACTTTACCTTATCAGGCGGAACTTCTCCTATTCCAACGACCTCGACAGTATACTTTCTTCGCAGCTTATCCAGCACAGCAATAACTTCTTTTGTTCCCTTGAGCTCATGATGATGGATAAGAGTCCCGATGATAATTGAAGTAGTCTTTGACCCGTACTGCCTTTTTGCTGGATGACAATTGAAAGTTCCGTGTGCATAGTGAAACCAGCCAACCCTCTCGGCTTCTCGGGAGGGATGCTTCCAACCTTTCTGAGGATTCTTACAGGCATCCACAAGCCAGTTTGAGCCGGTAACGATCCTGTCCCACTTCTCGTTCAGAGAAGCTGTCTCAAGCTTTTGGAACCTAGCATTATGAGAAAGCTTATAAAGAATCTTACGCTTGGCTTGAGGAAGATTAGAGAAGAACTTGCTATCCGGGTTGTCTGAATTGACAAAGAGAACGTCGCAGGCCGGGATGTTTTGAATGTCTACATTGATGGGAACCTTACTCTGAAGTGACACGTCAGGATTAATGTCTGTGTAGATAACGCTGATGGATACATCGTGTCCACGCTTGGCTAGCTCATTGGCAGCCTTGATGATAGTCGTTGGCCCACCGTACTTCCTAAGATGGGGTGTGACGAATACGATCCTTCGCTTGGGATAGGAAAGCTTTAGTCCAGTCTCCAGCGTAGAGATAAACTTATGGACTGATGTAGCTCTATCGTGGTCTGGAACGGTCTTAGTAAGGGCGTTCGTAGCCAGCTTCTCTCGCAGCTCTGCATCTGACAAGAGAGCAAAGATTCCCTGAGCGACTTCCTTGGGAGACTTGTCATTCGCAAAGATCAAACAGTTCTCTCCATTCTTCCCAAACTCACTGATCCCTCCGTTATCCCAGCTAACGACAGGGACACCAGAAGCCATTGCCTCTAGAGCAGGAAGGCCATAGGAATGATAGGAGGAAGGATCGACGAAGACATCTACTTCTGTTGAAAGAAGATTGGCTAGTCTGACCTGGCTTACAGGACCCTGGCAGATGATGAAGGGAGCCGTAGGGACTACCTCAACTCCATACGCCATGATGCGAATGTCTACCCCGGCTTGGGTAAATAGTGCCCATAGCTCCTTGGCTAACTCAACTCCTCTATCAGCTCCCTTGAAAGGGTAGGACTTATTCAGGGACAGCAGAATGGTAGGTCTATCATCTCCCTTATCTCTACCACGCGGGTAGAACAGCATCCGATCCACACCAGGGGAAATGGTTGCCAAAGAGGAAACCTTGTGGTCTTTCTTTAGTATCTGTTCGATCTGCTTAGAATTCACAATCGTATGCTTTAGCAGTTCATAGGATTTATGAGCTATAGCTTTCGTGTTAGCATCAGGAGCGATAGCTGGATCGTAGGATTGAACGTGATTGACTCCAACCAATCTAGAATTGTTCTTGCAGATCTTGCTAACCAGGTATGCAGTTTCAGAGATAGCTGCAACCACGATGCCGCTCTTGAAGACCCGCCTGGAGAAGTTCTTTTCAAAGTCCTCATCTGAGTCGAATACAATTGGAGCTGTGCGGAGCTCTGTAAGAGTTGTTACGGGGGTGCCCTTCTTACGATGAACTAGGGCAATCTTGGCATCTCCACCCCTCTCATTAATCTCATTGACAACATCTGTTATGTACTTCATCCCTCCACACATAGCAGAAGATCGAACCACCCAACAAATCTTGTAGTCAGAGTCCCTATTCGTAATGATCTTCTCAGGAAAGGGTGCTCTGAATGGGGCCATAGTTTTGTTAGCATTATGTCCCTTGATCCATTGCGCGTATTGTGGCCAGACTCTATGGAATCTATCATTGGACCCACGCCTAAGACTAAGGTGGGCATACTCTCCGAGAGCTCCGAAGGATGAGCCGCGCTCATGGAAAAGGTAGGTATCATCCGCAAGAGCAGCCCTATACTTCATGTAGTAGCCGTTCTCTAGATAGGTAATCACCTTCATCCAGAAGTCTGTCTCTTCCCCATAGTTCTTGTAAGCCTCATCCAGCAGGCCAATCTTCCAGATCAACTCTCGTTTGAACAGGAAGCAGAATCCAGTAGGCATGACTTCAGGATAGCTACGCTGAGAAGTAGCCTCCAGGGCTCGGTTCATATCCAGGTAGGAATGTCCCTGTTGCATATCAACATTGATTAGAGCGGTGTTGTTGGTGATGGGATTAATGATCTGGTTCTTCGGATTGGCCTCCAAAGCTATGACCATCTTCGTGAGCCAATTGGGAGTGACGAGTACATCTGAGTTTAGGAAGCAGATGTAGGGGTTCTTGCTCTCTTTGATCCCCCGGTTTACCGTGGCAGCAAACCCTCTGTTCTTGTTGTTGAAGATGACTTTCACATTATCAGGAAACTTCCTGGTCCTGAGGTACTCTCTTGTGGGAGAGTCGGAGGCATCGTCAACGATGGTTAGATGGTAGGGCCAGTTAGTCCTACGAAGTACTGCATCTATACATTTCGATGCGATATGGATAGAGCCATAGATGGGAAGGATAATGTCTACAGGCTGGACACCTTGACTAGCAATATTAGCGAGGGCGGTATTGATAGAGTTATTGCTTCCTGTGAAGAGAGGCCTGGGGTCCTTGGCTTTCTCTTCTTCTTGCTTCTTAACCTTTTCCTGGTACTGGACATTGGGCTTTCCGAACAGGGCCTCAGAGATTTCAGCCTCTACGACCTTTACATTTTCAGTAGTAGGGTCCACCCATCCAATACCACCATCCTCTTTCTTAACGAATGGCATCGGGTAACTTTTTCTCCAACATCTCAATCTCTCTGTTGAGATAGAATCTGGCCTTCCTTAAATCCTGTAGCTCAGGAGTGCTCGGCTTATGCCCTGCTCTGACTAGGTACTTGACAACATTTCCTCTGTGGTAATTTAGTTCCTTAGCCTCAATAAAGTCTAAGGTTTCGATCCCACCCTTAGTATAGTGCGGAGGATGGTTTATATTCTCATATAGTTTAGAAGCCTTCTGGTGATCCCTACGCTCCTTCTCCAGCCCTGCT